CCCCAAACGGGGAGAGTCGGCTGTGAGTCAACGGGATATGCGAATGCGATTAGGAGCAATGCAATTAGTGCTTTCATGTTTCTGCGAATAGTTTTTCATCGTCGAAGGACGAAGCCCCAGGACTGAACGGTAGCTTTTGAATGATCCAGTTCACATCACCTTCTTTGTGGTAGTATTCGCCCTTAGCGTCGCGCCAGCCCGTTGCCTTTTCGACTTCGATGGCAATGTTCATGAGTGCCGCGCACTGTTCATAGCTGCGCTGATTCAACTCCACGTCTTCACCCGCCTGAACTTTGCACCCGTACTTTGTCATGCCGGAGCGTAGGCATTCGAGAGCAGACACAAACGGACGCTTCATGTTATTCATGAGAACCTTCCTGCTATACTCTTCGATAGGTTCACTCATGGTCGTTTCGTATAGATACGTGAGCTATCAGGATACAATGTATAAGCCCTCGAATGCTCTTCGTTATACCGCGCAATGTCCGCGTCCCATTGGGCGCGTGCTACTGAATCAGGGTTTGCGGTTCCTGCCTTGATGTAGACGACATCCTTGTATTGGGTGCAACCCGCGAAAGACAGAATGAGGAATGCGAGTACGATTATTCTCATATAACCTCCATGTTCGTTAAGGGGTATCCCCGGCTAAGCCAGCGAGCATAGCCGAGGAGATTTCCCGCCCTCGTAATTTCTCCCCCAGCCCAACCTCACCGTTGAGATGGGGGTACCCGAATCAAATCTGAGGTGGTGTAAACTTCTCCCCTACTTCGGGCAATGGATCGAGCTTCGCTTCAGCAACCTTGAAAGCCTCCAGCGATTGTTCGCCTTGCTCCGTATCCATTCCATGCTCGAACGTCCCGCGCACGATCCATTGAACGCCCGTGCCCTGAGTGATCGTGACCGTGGCTAAAGTTGGGTCGTCTCCGTTGTCAATTACGATGGAGACGATGGAAGGGTTGTTTTGGAGTTGAGTTGTCATTAGTCGTGCGAAAGTTCAAATGATCGGCAACAGGTGTCTCCCGTTGCCGGAAAATGGTTAGTCGTGCTCAATGAAGAAGTTGACCGCCAAGTGTTGCGGGACGATACTGAAAGAGTTGCCGCTTCCCGCGTTCGCAATACTCGCTGAACTCAAATTGATGTCGGCGGTATTTGGCGGGACTGCGTAGAATGAAGTCTTGTTCTGAGACTCCGAAGCAAGCAAGTTGCCCGAAGCCGTACGCGACGTTCCCGCCGTGGAATGCCCTTTCAGGTCGTGCGAATGCGCTGGAAGTTCGTTCGTCGTCAGGGTCACGGTATCCGCGCCACCGATGGAACCAAGTGCCGTTGATCCCGCCCCGCGTAGCATCAAGTCTGCTTGCGTTGGTGTGTTCGCGCAAATTGATGCGAGCAAAGGATAAGCTACTGGGTCAACAGCCGCGCCGTCGCAAGGAAGGCAACCTGCAACCGAACTACCAAGTGATACGTGAATGCGTCCTACGTCTGCCATAGTGGTTTTGTTTGAGGTGAAAATTAGTTGAGTCTGCGAGCTACGAGATACGTACCCGCCGCAACGCCTGTGCTTGTTCCGTCTGTGCTTTTGATTCGTAGGGTGACTGTTCCAGCGTTTGTGCCGTTTTGAATTAGTCCGGTTATCCTAATCGTGGCATTTAGGTTACTTGCTGGTGGCGATACCTGTGAGTCGTATGCCGACGCATTATTGCCAATCGCGTATGCGTTGTTGAACACATTGCCTTGAAATCGCATCAGCGTTGGAGTAGCTGGGCCGTTAATTGCGAGTAGGCATTTACTTATCGTTGCGGCTGGTATACCGTAAATCTCAAACGCCCAAGTCTCGCTTGCGCCAATGGCGAACGACAATCCCGTTGCATCTACAAAATTCGCGCTTGTCGTTGTAGTCACGTCAGCAGTGATATACGCCGTCGCTTGCCAACTCAACGCCCCGTTCGGAATCGCTGTGATATTCGCGCCTGTGATTGTTGGGGAGCCAGTCCAAGTTGGGTCAGCCGCACCACCACCGGATTGCAACACTTGCCCCGCCGTCCCCGCCGCTGTTGCTCCGATAGCTGAACCACCGTTGCCAAGCAAGACGCCATGAGACGTGTTCGTGGTGTTGCCTGTTCCACCATTCGCAACAGGCAGCGTCCCTGTTACGTCTACACTCGAAACGTTAACAGCGCGAGCCGCACCGTCTTGAGCACCTGAGGTTATGTGGGTGAAGCCTGTTCCTGTAGGAGTTGAACCACCACTCGTATTGATCGTAACATCACCAGTACCGGAGTCAGCGCCAGTCGAAGTGAGCGTGATTCCAGTACCAGCAATTATCTTCGCAGTGACAGCCGACCCAACAACATCTGTGTTGAGGTCGGCCCGAGTCACGGTGTCTGCTACAAGCTGATTTTTAGCGTTGAGCTTCGTGGTAGCCATTTAGTTTACTTCATGTAGATAACACGCAAACGGTCTGTTGCTGCCGGAGCAGTAAGCATCGTGATTGTTGTACCTGAAATCGTGTAATCATTGCCCGCGCCGGGCTCTTGCAAGATTCCGTTTAGGTAGACATCCTCTTGACCGGAAACCGGAGTGTTGGCGAGCGTGAAGACAGTGTTCGAGCCGTTCATGAGGCCCGTAGGTGTTTCACGCGGCACAAAGGTTCCGTACTTTGTGAATCCCGAACCGCTTGTGCTGTTAACTGTCGTCACACCAGTGTTCGAGATCGTAACGTCGCCCGTCATGGTAACGCCAGTAGCGACGTTTGAGCCATTACCAACAAGGATGTTCGCACTCGTTAGGGCGGCGAGCTTTACGCCAGTGCCGGACACCGTGAGAGTCGAATCGGCAACTGCGAGCTTGAGACCAGTGCCGGATACCGACATGCAAGAGTTGGTGTCAAGCAACACGGAGAACGTCGTTGTGCCCGTTAGACCATTACCAGCCGTGATTGACGCTGCTGCGCCAAACTGCGCAAAAGTCAGAGCGGTTGTGCCAAGCACGATCGCTCCAGTGGTGTTCATCGTCCAACCCGTGAGGGCGAGCGTCGTTCCTTCGGAAACCATGCAGTACATGCCCTCTGTCACGTCGGCACTTACACTCGTATCAAGTGAACGTGTCCATGCGCCTGACGCGACAAGATAGATTCCATTATTTGCGCCTGTTGTCTGATTCTTGACAAGGACACGATCACCAATGGAGAGCGCAACGCCATCAATGGTTTGTGTGCCCGAAAGAGTGATATTCGCCGTCGTAGCTGCGCGAACGGCGTCCTTTGTTTTGAGGCCCTGTGCAAGGCCATCTACGTAGCTTTTATTTGTTGCATCCGTTGCAAGCGTAGGCGTACCGAGTCCGGTAAGCTTAAACCCGCCAAAATCTTGGTTCGCCGTGAACGCTGTTGCGCCTGTGCGAAGAATGAAGTTAGCGGCATCCGCAAGCTTCGTTGTAACGATTGCCGCACCGGATGCGACATGGGCGTCAACAATGACACCATTCTGAATCTGTGCGCCCTTGATTGCTGTAACTGACATTGAGGTATTGTATTAAAATGTGTACGTCGCGATGATCGAATCGCCGACTGTCGGCGCTGTGTTAAAAGTTATGACCGCTCCTGAGAGCGTAAAATCGTTGGAGCTCCCCGAGTGCTGGAGCAAACCGTTCAATGCCAGAATGAAGAGCAACCCGTTCGGGGTATGTGATAGAGTGAAATTCCGATTCAATCCGTCGATCACACCCGTTGGAAATTCTGATGGCTGAATGTTGAGCGTTGTAGAGGACTCAAGTACATTCACCGCCGAATTCAGGTCCTTGACGTTCTGTGCATTAGCGTTCTGCTCGATCGCGTGACCGGGTAATGCGGCAACGGCTGTCGTCCCATCGACTCCTCGAACCACAGTGACCGCAGTCCCCGTATCACCCGTTACCTTCACCAACTCTACATTTCTGAGAGTCGCGTAGAATGGATAGGTGCTGTTCCCCTTCAACGCAGCGACACTCGCAACCGGAATAGACGTATCCGACGCGAGTACTGTCGTTGTGATCGTGGTACCTGCAAATTCAGCAGGAGTGCAAAAAACTGTTGGCATTAACCTTCAAAGAAATCTGTGTCTCGGAAAGCCGAAGCGTCGAACTCACTGATGACGCCATTAAGTGAAGTATCGGGACGAATCAGTTGAAGAGCCCGCGCCTTGTCACGGCTGACGATATTGTATGCGCGAGCGAGCATCTTGTCTAACATGTCGTATCGATCTTGACTGATCTCATCGCGCATCGTTGAATCTTCAAGACAGCATTGCACTGTTAGCGATCCTGCCCAGATTTGAAGCACGTCTGGATTCAAAAGGAAATCTGCCAACTGTGAGGTATCCCACGTTCCCCAGGTTGGGCTGAGTAAGCTCCCGCGCTGTTGGTAGACGATCTGATGCTGCGAGTCTATTAAGAATGAGCCGTTGTCGGCAAGTCCAGCATAAGTACCGGTCGTACCATTCGTTGGAGTGCCGTAGAAGTAGACGATTCTCGGTACACCATAGACGGACGTGAACTGGTTGAAATCTCCATCGTAGTCAGGATAGTAGACTTGGAAGTATCCGACCGGTGGTGTGATCGAGTTGACACCACTCGCTGCGAATTGCTTACGCGCTCGCTGTATCCTTTGGTCTCGGATGTACTCGCCGTATTGAACGATCTGCGCCACCGTGTTAGGGTAGCGGTTTTGAAATTCGATCTGCAAGTCTTGAAGCATGATTGCCTTCGCTACATTGTCGCGAATGTTGAGAATCATGTTATCCAATTCTCCGACGTTCTTTGTGAATCGTTGGAGCGGTACCTGCATGCTCGAAAACCGCGCCTTCAATGCAGGCAGCGGACAGATCTCATATTGCGCGAATGGCGTTGGCACTTACTTATTCTTGCGAAGTTGAACGCCCCGTACGTTTGACTGGACCGACTGCTTTGGCTGCTCAGGCCGAGTCGATGATTGAGCGTTCTCGGAATCTTCCTTGCGGTTCGACTCCTGATCCTTCAGCGTATCGATAGACTCTGGTGTTGCCTTGACGTGGTATACCATACCGGATACATTTATTGCGCACTCAGTCTCTGCGCGATTGATGGAGTGCCAGGCATGCAGTGCGGACAGATCAACCCTGATCTGTCCGCCTTGCACAAGATCGAAGCTATGCTTCAGCATTCTTACAGGTTGACAACCTGCGTGAATCCGCGCTGAGCTGCTGTCGTCGGGATGAACTCTGCCTTTGAGAGTAGACCGATGACGGAGATGTAGGCACCAGCGGTACCGTTGCCGATCGTGATAACCGGCTTCAAGTAGCGCTTGCGGTTACCCTTTGAGTTGACGCTCCATCCGAAGATGTGATTGTCGTCTGTTGCCGTTGGCAGGGTACCAACTGCAGCCACAGAGTAATCCGAGAGCGGCACGTCGGTGTAGGTCGAGTTGTCATCCGACTCCTGAAGCTTCAGGGCGGTCAGAGCAATATCGGTTGCGCCAAGTGCCACGAGGATATCCGCGTAGCTAAATCCACGGGTATCGAGTGCCGCAACGGTAACGCTTGCATTGTTCACGAGCGCGGCCGGTGGCGTCAAGTTGTTGAATTGAACTGCTTGTAGGTTGTTCATGGAATTGAAATTGAAAGTGTCAACCCCTCACGTATTGAGGGGTTGGCGGATTGATGGATGGCTTAGGACGCGTAGGTCTTGAGCGCGACAACTGGACCTGCGACGGTCGCGGTACCAGGCGAGTGCGTCACAGCTGCAATGCGCTGAATTCCGAGAACAGCAATGCTGTCAGACTCGAACATTCCTGCACCGTCCGCTGTGGTCTTGATCGAGATCATGTTACGATCGCCAAGAATGGTCGAGCGCTCCAATGCTCCGAAGAAGCATGCAAGCTGGCTTGTCGCAGCAGCTGTTGGTAGGACCTGCGAGATGACCACGGGGTAACCCATGAACGTCTTCGCTGGTACGCCATCGCTCAGCGTGATGTTGGTGTTACCACCAGCAGCATTCTGGATACGCTTTGCGGTCTGCGTGTAGAATGTCTGCGACATGTACCACTTCGCTGTTGGAAGTGCATACGCAGGAAGCGCACCTTCCATGTTCTCGAAGTCAGTGATCGTGAGTGAGTGGTAATCAGCGCCACCAGCTTGGCCGGCAACGACGATTCCCTTGTTGCTCGCTACCGAACCGATCTTCGGAAGCACACCAATGATGCCACCGTATGTCGAGCTACCGTCACCCATGAAGATCGAATTGTCTTCGTTGAATGCGAACTGGTAGGCGATTTCCTTTGCGAGATCGTCACCAACGTTGATCAGTGCATCGGCGCTCAGCTCGTTGCTGATGATACCACCGACCATGTACTTCTTGGCGATCAGCTCGACAAGACCCCATTTCTTCTTATCGAAGATGGCCTTGTCACCTTCACCTGCCCATGCACCTGTGAGGCCGCTTAGACGGTAAGGGAAGTTCAGGATCTCGCTCGACATCGAAACGATCTTCACATGCTGACGCGCGACACCGTACGACTCACGAAGGTCGATGATATCCGGCATCAGGACCGAAGGCACGAGGACACCACCAAGTGTATTGACGCTCTCGTTGCCAAGGGTGCTCAGGTCACGAAGATTTTTACCGTCTTCAACCTGAAGCTGGATGCCATGCTCTTCGCAATAACGGAGTGCATAGTCGCGCTTGAAAACTGCTGCGACGAAGGCTGCGCCAAATGCATAGGCCTTCGCCTCGGCATCTTCACCACGGAAGCACTTGAGTGTTCCATTACGGCGGGCGGTTGCCGGAACGCTGAACTTGCGTGTCTTCGCACCGGGTACACCCTCGGACATACTTGGAAGAGCGTTGGCAACGCGAGTACCAGCATTGACGATCTGTTCGTTTGCACGAAGCGCAGTCTCAAGCTTGTCCTGCTCGTCGAACTTTGTTTGAAGGCTTTCGACTTCATCCATCATCGTCGAGAGTGCTGCCGAGCGTAGCTCAACTGTCTCTCCCGTCAGCGTGGTCTGCATGAGGTCGAATTCTGCACCGGCTTGGCGGCGAATTTCTGCTACGGCTGTGCGCTTGGTATCAAGCTGGGCCTTAAGTGTCTTGGAATCCATAGGATTGAATGGGTTAGGAAATACTACTGAATGCCAGCAAGGCGCATGCGATCTTGTAGATGCTTGTTCTTTGCTGACAGATTATCTGCGGATGCGACAGAGATCTGATTCACCGTTTCCTCGGAGACTACTTCCGTTGCTACCGAAGCGGTAGGTTCTGGTTGTGTCGCAGGAAGGACCGGTGCATCAATAATCTTGTCGGCCGATGCGGTGCTGACGTTTGGAGTATCATCGCACTTTTCGATCATCGCGCTAAGTCCATCGGCAACTGCCTTGGCTGCGTCGCGGTGTGTCTTGAGTGTGTCGAGATTCTCTTTGGAAAGCTCTGCACCTTTGCGGAATGACTTCATGCTGTCGATCCGCTCTTTGAACCCGGTGATTGCTTCAAGCACAATGGCCGAGTGATCGCTGAGGCGCATACCAAGCTTTGCGCCCCTGCGTTGAAATACACTTTGTAGGAATGGAGCTGGATCCTTACCGAACATTGCTCGTGCTGCAAGGGCGATTTCGCCAGAGGCTTCGAGGTTATCTACGTTGTCAGGATCGTTCGCATCATCGAATTGCATGATTGCACCGATGATCTGCTCTGCAAGGATTGAGAACTCCTGAAGCGCCGCGTGGACCTGTTCCATCTTCAGCTCGTAGGTGTCGCCGTCATCGAACAGAATGCCGCCGCTCCAACCACCGAGCGCCCCATACATGAGGGCGTTATAGAGTGTTGAGAGTGCGTCGAGTGAGATGTATCCGCAGATATCATCACCGAGATACTCACCGCGCTTCTCCATGCACTTTGAAATGAGTGGGCATTCGGAGCGGATGAGCTTGATTTTCTGCGCCGAGCGCACTTGAGTAGCCATTGCTTTTGGTTGAGATGGTACGGTCACGAGTGAGTACTCGTAGAGGTTCACGGTCGGAAGTACACGGACTCGACTGAACTGCGAAGTAGCTTGCTGCAGTAAGTCGGCCCGGTTGACTTGATTAAAAAGTGGTGCGAGCTTGTCTTTATACTGGCTCGGGTATATGTAATAGGCATCATCGTTCCACGAGAAGCCGATCGACAATCCGACAGACATCCCGGCCGCGATGCGCTCGCTTGCGACGGTTCTTGCGTCCTGAGCTGCCTGAGTGGAGTGGAAGGAGAATGTTGCAAGGACACCGCGGGCATCTTCAATGATCGAGGTAGGGTAGCCGATCAGTCCTCCGAAGCTATCCCAGTTGTGGCTGTCCGCGTTGAATCCGTTCTCAAGAAACTGCGCACGAGTAGCTGCTGTGCAACCGGGTAGCGAAACCTCGCCGTGACTGTTTAGCGAGTTGAAGAGCATGATGTAGCCGGTGAGTTGGCCGTTGCCATTATCACCGTCCGACATCCGGGGTTCGATGAACTTAAAAAATCTCTTCTCTCTCATGCTGCAACCGAAGGTGGATTAAGTACGCCCTTCAGACTATCTATGAGCTTCGCGCTCTTCTTGTTGACATCGACGAAAGTGTGATCAGGTTTGATGTCACCCATACCAATGCGAGCTCTTAACTCTTCCTGCGAGATCGCTCCTGCTTCGAATAGCTTTAGCGAAGACTCTTCAAGTTTTGAGTTGTTCTCACGCAGGGCAACTACATCCTTGGTATTGTGCGCCACGCTGATAGGCAGCCCACTGTACTCATAACGAAGTCCGTGTGTCAGCGCACTATCGTCGGCGGCCCACATCGGGCAAATCTTCTGCTCTACCCAGTATTTTTGAGCCTGCTCCTTGTTGGAGTAAGTGCTCGACTGAATTCCAAGCACGGCACCGATCAGTTCGATTGGTGTACCGAGCACAGCGCATATATGCGCTTCGGGTGTATTTGCAATTGAGGTGATGTCGAGCTCTTTGAGATCGAGACCGATACGCTTGATGTCCCAGCCCGGTTTGAGCTTGATCGGTCCGCCGTAGTTATCACCACCGAATGCTTCTTTGAACTTTGCTAATACACCTTGATTGCTTAGGTCGCTGCTCGGTACCGGCGTCATCTGCTGCGTACCTGGAGCACTGAGACCGGGCGTCATCTGCTGTGTGATTGCAACCCTTGGCACCGCATCGTTCTTGAGCAATGCGAGTAGCATGCGTCGAAGTGCTTGCGATGTATCCACATCACGTGCGATCGCGAGTAATGGCGATGCTCCCTTCCATGGCTGCTCTGGATCGGGCATGTACCATTTGAGGTGGATAATGTCCTCGCGCGGGATCACAACTACATCATTTGCTGCGTTGCGGTATTGGTAGTAGGAGACCCAGTGCGTTCCATCCGGTACCGGCTGAATAAAGCCATCGTGATACGGGATAAGCTGCTTGATCACTCCATGAGCGTCGCGCTCTTTGTGGATGTAGCAATTGCCAGTGAGCAGTCGGAATGTTACCGTTAGACGGCTGAACTCCGCCCAATCCATCATCTCGTTCGGGCGTTCGATCAGCGCACTAAGTGGATGATCGAGAAGCACGACACCATCTGGACCGAGCAGCTGAACTTTTGCCTCACCATAAGCAAGATTCCATGCACCAATGCCGGCATAGACTATCGGGTCGGATTTGAGTCCTTCCCGAGCAAGCGTTGTGAATGTGTAGTCAATGAACTGTGCAGGCTGATACCAAGGCAAGACGTAAGGCAGCGATATCTGCGCGTCTGACTCGGATAATGCCTGTGTTGATGCGGCTCTCGACTGCCTACGAAAGAGGCCCAATGGATTAAGCTGATTAAGAGGCTACATAGCAAGGTCGCCCCACTCTAGCACCTCGATGTCGTCCCCATCGTCTGATGGCCTTTCGATTAACTTGTTGTATGCGCCGGAAGTAGAATCGACGCGATCATCATTGGATGCGTATGGGAAACCTTGCAGTTCTTCACGGAATTCTCTATTCCACTCACCAACGCACATCTCAACTCTGCCTCCTTCCACCGCGGTCGCAAATGGATCAGCGCGAGTCGTTTTTGAGACACTGGCCATCTCTGTATTGACTGCGAGTCCGGCTTCAATGAAGAGGTCGACAAGGGTTTGAATTACCTCGACGGCGAGCCCGGGTACTTTCTCGATCCACGTGATCGTACCGAGTTTAGAATCTTGCTTGGCTGTTTCGACGATGATCCTGTTTCTCTCAGCTGGTGACCACTGCCCCGCTAAGCAGTCCTCGACGACTCGCTTTATACCTTCGGCCCTCATGCGCGTCCCGGATGTACGATCGCTCTTCTTGGAGTCTGATCCACCCAAATCCCAATAGCGTACGCGAGGCCAGCGCTCTTCATCTTTGCGAATTCCAGTGGTGATCTTCTCAACCTTGATGAAGCCACCGGTTCGTGGGGCTGGGTTCTGTTGGAACAGAGAGGCGAAATTGTAGAGCGATTCCGCTTGCTTTTTGAGTAGCCAGTTGAGAGAGTATTTGTTCGGCCAGAGCGCCTCACCCATTGCCCGCTGCTCGTATGGATCGTCTGGACTTTCACAAATGGCAGGGAGTTTGAGGACTACCCAATCATCTTTTTCGAGTGCGAGTATTCTACCTACGATATCGTCTTCATGCCAACGCGTGGTGGTGATCAGGATGCTCGCATTCTTCCCGCCTCTCGTGGTGAATGTGCTCGCGTACCACTCCCATTGATTCTCACGAATCAACCGGCTATCTGCATCCTTTCGGTTCTTTAGGTAGTCATCAAGAATTAGGCGCTGACCACCCATACCGGTAATCGTACCACCGATACCTGAAGAAATGTAGGCGCCGTCGTGACCGACTAACTCGAAGATCTCATTGTTGCGGAGGTAGGAGCCTGCGACCGTTCGAACATTCTTCTCATTCAAGAAGGAGTTCGGAAACAGGCGTCGATACGCAGGACCGTCAATGATCCGCTGAACATCACGACTCATCCTGCTTGCCAACCGTTGGGTCGATGAGCAGGCGATGATCGTCTCATCAGGATTCAAACCAAAAAGGTAGGCAGGTAGACGCCGTGAAGTTAGCTCACTGTTGTGAGTTGGGATGAGCGTTCTGCCAACAAGGTAGATACCTCCTTCGACTTGAATGCACTTACCGGGCACCGGTTCACATTCGCGGATTGCTCGGATAGCACGCATTCTCCGAATAGGACTCGTAACCACTGACCGCTTTCGCTCGAGTGCGCATGGCAATGTGCAGGTTGGATTGAAGCAGAGTTGATAGACAACTTGCTTCCCCTGTATCCCCGATGAGGATAAGACTGGGTCATAGGCACACGTCGTCACTCTCCATCCGAGCGAGCGAATGAGCGACTCTACATCGGCGATGAGATCGGAATTTGTATTCGAGAATACTACCCTGCCGGTTTTCGGATGAACGTAACCGTCCGTGTCGACCAGTCCAGCCAGAAGTTCGAGTCGTTGCTGTTGTGATGCAATCAGATACAGTTCTGGTATTCTTTTCCGCTTACCGAGAATGCCTTCATCCTTCAGTAGTTTATATAGCTTTGCGAAATAGGAAGTGTGAACCCCTGTGGTTTGATGTACGCAGGTGGAGGTTCGTGCAATGCCAAGTGATTCGAAGCGATCGACTACCGCAACATCCTCAGGTGAGTGAGTTATGCAGTTTTTGGTGGTGCTTCCGTCACCGAGCCATGCTCCAAGAATGTAAGGATGTAGATCAAATACCTGCTCAGGGAAATCGACTGGTACATTTTGATCGACTTGGAATCTACCACGACCGCCTCTTGACCGATTGCCAATCCATACGCCTTTGCGCATGATTTCGTCAGTCTCAAGAGTGAAGTCTCTTCTGGTATTGCCACCAACACGAACCACCCATTCGTGCCGACTATGGCATTTGATGATTGATCCGTCAGTGAACTCTACCTCACGGTTGGCAATGTGATTGGGAGAGATAGTGAGAACTCGGACAGGCTTTCCATCCCGACCAAATACATAATCGCCAGGTTTCAATTGGCCATGGGTCGTCCAGCCGGTCGTTGTTAAGATCGGTGTATCATGCGCCAAAAGCTTCCCATGTCTCGGGGCGGTCTCGATGATCAGCTTCGGGATGCGACCATTCGCCCAGTCGTCGATCAAGCCAGCCATCACACCATGATGCCAGTTTACCTCATAGGTTGGCTTCGTGTAAGTTGTGAAGTCGAGTAGTGAGCTGGTTGCCTTCCTCCGCTTGATGATCTCAAGAGCCGCCAGTTGTTTCTGCGTCAGGATCTGAGGTAGGTTCTGGATTATCTCCACGTGCGATTTGGATTAAGTCTTCCATGCTCAGTTCCTCGAGTTTGCCGATCTGAACTGGGCCGCCATTCGGACCACTGAGTTCGACCTTCTTGCGGAACATGCCCATGTGATTGCCGAGGAGTTCAAGAGCGCGATTGGCGACAGCGCCGTCATACCTGTACCTGCCGATTGGACGACCCTTCTTGTCAAGGATCTCGGTTCGTTCAAGAGCGCGGTTCAAGTTCATGATGAGCCCCTTGATGACGTAATCCTGATCAATTCCGAGACGAGCGGAGCGTTCTCGCTGCAAGAATTGTATCCGGGCGTCTATTTCAGGTTTCCTCAGGTTCTCCCATCCCATCGACCAAGCGGTAGATACGGAGTATCCAGCCCGAATTGCAGCTTGCGTTGCGTTCAGGTCTTTGATATACTCCTGACAGAAAAGCTCTTGCTTCTCCGTGAGCCCGCCTTCACTTACCTTCGCCATCTATCCTCCCAAGTGCTTTGATTGCACTACTTACAGCGAATGCGAGGAGTGAATCATCGCCATCCGCATCGCTTGTCTCTTTCAATTGCTCCCATTGGGCCAATGTCTCTGGCTTGATCCTGAGACTGAGGGTTGTTGTCCCGTCCTCCTCGCTCTCGTCGGATTCATCCTTCGGCTCACGCTCGTTGAACTTATCCCAGTCGAAATCGACCATATTCGCCATTTCTGTCAGCTCTCGCTCATCGAACGGCATAGAGAGTTCGAGATCCGACATCGGGAATTCGATGGAGAGCTCTTTGATGCGCTCGGCGAGCTTCATCTGATCGGTAGCGAAGCGAGTCTCATTTGTCTCGATCGCTATGCGCATGGCCGCGGCGTCAGAAATCACACCGAGGTTGTAGCAGACAACTGACTTGAAGCCAAGCTCACCCATTGCATCGTAGCGGTGGTTACCGTTGACTATCTCGTAGAAGCCTGTCGGCAGCTCGCGGATGATGCAGTTTTCGATCTGGCCGTTACGCTTGAGGTTCTCCTTGAGCTTCTCTTTGAGTCGGTCGTCGTCCTCTTTGTAATTCCAACCGGCCTTGACCAATTTGCCGATCGGGATCTCGATGAACTTGGCTAAGGCTGTGGAGGGATTAAGTTTATCTTTCATTGGATTCCGGAGTAAAATTGCTTGTTGACGTACTTTTCGAGTCGCTTGAACGAGTGCGCTTGGAGTCCCGCATCGATCCAGTAGGCAGCTTCCGCCATTTTG